AATTTAATACGGTTCATAGTGATATTTTAACTCCTAATGAATATGTGTATACAATTGAATTATCAGATGAACTAAATGGTTTATCCACTTCACTACCAAAGTATAGTGTAAAATTTTTGTTTATATTGTAATCAAAAACAAATACCATTCCATAATAACCGTATCTTATATCATAATCCGCAGTTCCAACTACAGGTCTAACATTCAAGTGTAACTTATCAGTAAAATCTTTATTATAATCAAAACTAACTGTTGCTCTTGGTGTATTATTGTATGTTATCATGCTAACATACAGTGTTGGAGATACTATCCAATCATAAGTTAGAGACACATATGGTTCAAAATAATGATCACCTGCGCTGTAATAATAGTAATACCAACTACCCACATCCAAGTTTAACTTGTCTGTTAGTTTATATTCACTACCTAAGCCAAAGTCACTTTCTTTATATTGATCCAACCCTTGGTATTGTACATAGTCAAGGTGTGGCGTAAAATTACCTAGTTGATGGCTTAAAGTATTCTCAGATACAAAAGTGTTAACTGAGTATATTTGAGCATCAAATAAATAATTCTTTGTATAATAATTTGAAGTTTCAAAATCTAACGCAAACATCCTCCATGACGTAAGCATCAGACATATTAAGATTAATGTTTTCATATTTTTCTAGGCTCCGCCTATTTTCATCATATTATATAAAAAAGTCCTTTCGAGTTATAAACCACAGTTCTAATTTTAGTATCATCAATTTTATTGATACCAAGTCTATCTGTTACTTGAAATGGGTCTGGATGATTATTTATAGGAGCAGCCATGACTCTATCCTTTATTTTATAAATATCCAAATCTGTATTAATTATACTTGGATGATATTGTCTAACCAAAGGCATCGTTCTCATACTGGTTTATTTGTTGTTGGTTCTGTTTTTTTTACTCTACTAGATGGAAATGCTTTGTTACCAAAGTCACTACCATGTAAACTATACAAATGCATCACTACACCGTGTTTTACAACTACATCTCCCAAATCATTTACCAAAACATATGGTGGGCGGTCATATTTTAACATTACTGCTGAACTAACCAATAAATGATTAGTTTCACCTGCATCCATTACTCTTTGAGCATAATTGATACCGTCACCACTGATATTAAGATTGCCATTGATGTCTTCCATTGGAATCACTGATCCACAATGTACACCCATTCTCATTTGTAAATCTGGTCTATCTTTTACTGCCTTAGCTATAGCAATAGCACAATTCATGGCATCTTCCAAATAGGTAAAGAATCCCAATACCATGCCGTCACCAGTGGGTAATATGATCAACTTTTCAAGTGCATTAGCAGTTTTGTATTGCATTGTAGACTTGACCAATGCGCCCAAGTCTTTACAAGCCTTCTTTTGTTCATCTGTTGTTTTCTTGCTATAAGCAACAATGTCCATAAAGAATATGTAACCTTCTTGTTCCACATCCAATTGCAATCTGCTGGATTTGACTTCTATATCAACTTGTTCAACTTTCTTGACAATTTGTTTGACTGGTTTAACAACTTCTACTTTCTTTTCTTCTTTCTTTTCTACAACTGGAATATCTTTAAGTTTCAAGAAATCTTTCCAGTTAATCTTCTTTGCTGGTGCATCTTTCTTTTTTGGTTCTTTTGCAGTTTGTTCTTCTTCATGTTTCTTTATTGCAGCTTCTTCTTTTTCACGCTTTTGAATGAACATTGCAATTTGTTTCTTGACTTCTTCTGTAATATAGATGGTTACATCTTTACCGCCACCGCCTGTATCATGTTTCTTTTTTCTTTGAGCACCTTTGGATTGTAGATATGTTTGCATTTCTACATTTCCAGTTTTGAATGCAATATCCAACGGAGCAATTTCACCTTTAAAGTCTGCGCCGTTAACATTTGCTCCCAAATGTACCAAAAACTCCACCATATCAACATCGTTAGCGTTGACGGCATAGTGTAATGGCATCCAACCGTTCTTTTCATCTCTACCATTAACTCTACCGTCTTTATCAAAGAATGATTGTACACCTTCAAAATCACCAGTTTCTGCGCAGAAATGAATACTAACACCGATTGCAGATTTAGCACCGTACTTGTTCAATAATTTAACTATGTCACCTCTATTGGTATTGGATAACACATCAATTGGATTATTTTTACCCAAGAAATCTTTCTTGTTGACATCTGCACCTCTTATAATCAGATACTCAACCAAGTGTTTTTGTCCATAATTAACAGCGTAGTGTAGTGCAGTCCAACCTTTACCAGCGTCAACTTCGTTAATATCACAACCTTTGTTTAACAGTTCTTCAATAGAAACGATATCACCATTCTTTGCAGCCAAATGGAAACTACTACCACTGCTATATTTTGCTCCTCGTTGTTGTAATATTTCTGCAATAGGTTTGAAACCTTTTTGTTCAGCTACATCCAATGCGGTATTTTTACTGGTCCAATCTTTGCAATTAGCATCAGCGCCATGATTTAATAGTAATCGGACTATTTCTATCTGGTTTTCTTCTACTGCAACAACCAGCGGTGGATTACCAGTGTCATCGTCTCTTTGATTGACATCTACTTTTTCTTTTTCTATACAATTATAGACGTTATCGTATAGACCTCTTCTAATGTGGGTAAAAATGTTAATAGCCATAGTTCAATTAGTTATTAGTCCTTTTTGAAACGAGACAAATCTAATTGTGGTAGAGGTTTCTCTATATTTAGACTTGCTAATCTTTCATTTTGAATAACTAATTTACTACCACCGGCAACTTTACCATCTACTATATCGTATATGAAAAAAACTGTTTTGGTTAAACCAACACGAACTATTCTGCCTGGTTTACCATCAATATATACAACGTCATCTTCTTTATAGTCTGAACCAATAAACATGAAAAGTGCTGATGCTAACTTTTCGATACTTGATTTAAAAATTAAAATTATCAATCCCGCTATGAACATCCAGACATATTTGCCTGTCATATCTTGTGCGGTTGATTCTAATACCTGTTGTGATATTACATGTGCTGTATTTGTATCCATAATCGTCTTTAGTTTATTAACTTATAACAACCGTTAACATTCTAAAACAATTATATAATAAATATTAATATTAATTTACTTAATCCACTTTAGTTCTTTTAGAAGATCGTCAATCAAGTCTTTTTCATGACTATCCATTTCTTTATCAAATCTCTTCAATATTTCATTCAATGGATACACTCGGTCAGGAGAATCTTTTTGTTTTTCTTTAAGATCTTGAATTACATCAACAATCTTAGTAAGAGGTGACTTGTATTCATCTACCGTATCTTTTGATGCAAAATTAGCTAACTCAAATGCCTTCGGAGTTAACCCTTTTACTAAACTTAATACGCCTGATCCAATCATATTAAATATACTAAACGCTGCTCCTGCTGCTGGGTTCACCATAGACAACACTCTTAGAACTATGAATATTATTCCAAATATGATAATTCCCGTTAAAGCACTAATAAAGAACTTTTTGAGACCCCAAAAAACGGCATTCAAACCAAACATACCACTCATAGAATCCAAAGTAGCTTTATTAGCATCTGCTTGTTTAGCTACCTCTTTAGCTTTTTCATTCATGTCCCACATCTGATTATCATACTGATCTTTTAACTCCGACGTTTCTTTTTGTAGTTTATTTATAATTTCATCTTTTTCCGCTAACATTTTCTCTCCACGGTTACGTTCTTCGATTATTGCGGAATTCAATAAATCGACCATTTGTTTTACTTTATTAAGTTCATCTATATGTGGAGTACCTACTATGGAAATAACTCTTTCATTCAAATCTTTAGCGGTTTTTACTTCGGTTGGAGGATTTGTTACAGCACTCAACGAATGTTGAATACCGGCAGCGAGTGTAGCTGTTTGTATTTTCTTTTGTTTAGTATTTTTATCCAACTCATCGAGGGTATTTTCAACCTTTTTCTCTTCTTTTTCAATTTTCTTCTGGTTATCGTCAACCTGTTTTGCGGGTTTAATTGTCGAACAACTTAACAAAAATAACGAACAGAATATTGTTATAATATAAGATAACTTTTTCATATTTATAAATATGATTAAACTAACAGATTTAATTGAAAATCAAGAGTTATGTGGTATGTCTTTAATCGAAGATGTTAATATTAGCAACAATTTAAAGTACCATCTTCAAAAACAAATTTCCCTAAGTGAAAACATATTTAGAACTTATAGCGATTCTTATTTTGAGTTGTTGGAAGAGGTTCGTTCTCTTTATTTCGAAAACAAAATTGAATTGTGTGATTCAGACGCTGAATTGGTGGAAAGTGATCTTGGTAAGAAAGAAATGTTCGAAGGTAGAGAAGTTTATTTGGATGCACCTATTGAAGTAGAAGAAGATTTATTGATGGAGTTGAAACACAGAGGACGCACAGTTCATCTCAATCGCCCATTTAGAACTCCAGGCGGACCTAAAAAGTATGCCGTTTATGTTAAATCTAAGAATGGTAATGTAAAGAAAGTAACATTTGGCGATCCTAATTTAAGTGTAAAACGCAGTGCAGCTCGCAGAAAGAGTTTTGCTGCTAGACACAAATGTAGTCAAAAGAAAGATAGAACTACAGCTGGATATTGGAGTTGTAGAAGTCATAGAATGAGATCTCTTGGTAATAAAGGTAAAGGAAGGTACTGGTAATGGATTTGCCGTTTATAGAAAAGTCTGTGGGTAATAATCAGTATATAAGAGAATTTAGTGATGATGTAGATACCCACGAACTTGAATGGCATATAGATAAAGAAGATAGAACTGTAGAAGTCATAGAAAATATAGATTGGCAGTTTCAATTAGATAATAATTTACCACAATTACTTAAAGAAACAATATTTATACCTAAAGAAACATATCACCGTGTAATAAAAGGCACCGGTAATTTAAAAGTAAAAATAACAAAACACATATGAAATTTATCGATTTATTAACAGAAGTAAAAATGTACGAAGGATTGGGATTACCAGCCGACAGTATAATGACATTGGATCAGTTTGTGAATTCGTCTGGCCTAGAAGAAGCTGATATGTTAGGTGCAATGACTCGTGCGATGACTCCAGATGAAATGCAGGATTATCTTGCAAAGACAGCTGCTGGCAAAAAGACCAAGTTAGATAAATACACAATGCCATATGTACATAGAGGCAACATTGAAATTAAAGATGAAAATGATCGTAAATTTGATCTAGATAAATTAAAAGCTGCAATTATTATCCGTCCTACAAAGTTATTAAAACAAAACGAAAAGATTACACACAGTGGTGGAGAAACTGCACAATATTACAATATAGGTCTACCAGCATTAAAAGGATTAGCCGTAAATGAAAAGACAGGAGATTTTATTGTAGTAGATACTTGCCCAGGCGCAGGTGCTTGTAAAGTATATTGTTATGCTAAAAAAGGTGGTTATGTACAATGGAAAGCAAGTTCGATGTCTCAAACCAAAGTATTGAATTTCTTATTAAATGACCCACAAGGATTTAAAGCAAAATTGGAATCCGAAATACAAAACGAAGTAGACAAGTTTGCTAAAAAAGGAGCTAAAGTAGTTATTAGATGGCACGACGCAGGTGACTTTTTCAGTCCAGATTACGTTGACCTCGCTTATAGTGTTGCTAGAAAGTTCCCTCAAGTTGATTTTTACGCTTATACAAAAATGGCAGATGTAGCAACCGGAAACAAGCCTGACAATTTCAAAATGAACTTTAGTATGGGTGCTACTCCTGAACAAGAAAAGCAAATTCAACCAAAGAGTACCAAACATTCTACAGTGGTACCAAAGCCAATGTTTACCGATTTAATTTTGAAAGACGCAAAAGGTAAGCTAATAAAAGATCAAGACGGCAAAATTCAATTTAAATCTCCAGAAGCAGTAGATGTGCTAAAGAGTAAATTATCTGCAAAATATGGAGTTCCAAAAGATTCCATTATTACCTATGATGAAATGAAAGTAATTCCAGTTGGAAAAGAACCAAAGTGGAATGTCATCGTTAAACCAGGCGACGGTGACGAAAGTGCAAATAGAGCAGATGTAGTAGGAACTTGGTTATTAATCCACTAATTTAGTTGTATTATCTCACGTTTGAGATATTTATAATTAATGAGTGCTAATAAATATCTTTATTTAATGATAAAGACACATATGATCACTGGATTAAAGTATCTTTGTAAAAAAGTTACTACCAGTGATTCTAAAGCCATTTCATACTTAGGATCTGGAACAAGATGGAATAATCATTTAAAAGTCCATGGTAAACATATAAACACAGAAATACTTGTTAAATATAATCTAGATAAAATTGAAGAATTTAGTAAATTGTGTATAGAATATAGTAATAAATTTGATGTAGTTAAAAGTAATGATTGGGCAAATTTAATCATTGAAACAGGCAAACCGGGAACTAAAATAGATATTTATTGTGGTGATAAAGGAACTTTTTTTGGAAAGAAACACACTGAAGAAACAAAAGAAAAAATAAGTATTGCAAATCGTGGAGATAACAACGCAATGAGAAGAAATAAAACTGCGTTGGAAAAGATGATTTATACAAAAAACAAACCAGAAAATAAAGAAAAACAAAGATTAATTTCAATTGAGGTTAATAATAGACCAGAAGTAAAAGAAAAGATCAGACAATCAAAATTAGGATTAAACAATCCTGCCTCAGATAAAAATATTTATACCCTCAAAAATAAATTTACCGGAGATACTATCAATGGAACAAGATTTGATTTAATTGAACAAATGAAAAAATTAAATAGTAACAATCCATCTATTAATATATTAACAAATGGAGATATTGGTTATTTTTTAAAAAAAGACAGAGTTGTAAAAAACGTGAAAGGATGGACTAAAATATGAGCGCTAATCTCGACGCTGATAGGGTAAGATGGCCAGGCAGTGGTAGTGCCGTAACCACAGGCAGTGTACCATTTGGTTATTATCTAGGTGAATCATGTAGTGGCTTAGAAACTACATTCGAAAACGATTGTAGTGGTAGTGCTATGTGGGCTGCAAAACGACTGGGATATCCTATCATTGATATCGAAATGATCGATGTCAATTTCTATGCGTGTTTTGAAGAAGCTGTTCTTGAATATAATCGTGTAATTAATGAGTTTAATATTGTAAATAACCTCGTTAGTTTACAGGGATTGCCACAGAACAAATATGATAATTTGACTGGGTTGGCTATGAAGAGTACCGGTTTGCCGTTTGTTGTACAACTGAGCAAACAATATGGCGCAGAAGCACTCGTTGGTGGTGAATACGAAGTAAAACGTAACTTTATCAGTATAACAGGCAGTGCCGCTCCAGCAAAGACAAATCAAGTGTACGACCTAAACGTATTAATTGGTAAAGACATTGAACATTTAACAGGTTCTCGTATTGAAGTAAAGAGAGTATTTCATCAAAGACCCCCCGCAATTGCTCGTATTTACGATCCATTTAGTATGACGGGTATGAGTTACAGTAACGTACTAAGTGAAATGGGATTTAGTGCCTATAGTCCAGCTACACAATTCTTGATGACTCCTATCTTTGAAGACTTGGAACGTGTACAAGCAATCGAATTCAATGACATGGTTCGTAAGAGTAGTTATAGTTTTGAAATTCTTGGTAACAACAAGTTGAGAATATTTCCGATTCCAACCGATAGTTTCAAACTATATATCGACTATATCGTTGAAAATGAACGTGATATCACAAATTTCTATAGTGGATCTCGTTATGAATATATTAGCGATCCAAGTGATGTGCCTTACGAATATTGTACATATTGTAAGATAAATCAACCAGGCAAACAATGGATCAAGAAGTATTTCTTGGCACTATGTAAAGAAACGTTGGGTCGTATTCTTCAAAAATATACAACCGTACCAATTCCTGGTGGAGAAGTAACTCTTGACGGTGCAGAATTGCGTGCTGAAGCTAAAGAAGAAAAAGATACATTGCTTGAGAAGTTGAGAGATATGTTGGAAAAAACTCTTCGTGTAAATCAATTGGAGAATAAAGGTAAGGAAACTGAAGAGATGAATAAAATGTTATCAAAGGTTCCGTTACACATTTACATTGGGGTTTGGGCATTTTTACTAATATATATTAATATATGGACAAACATCAATGTGATATCTGTGGTTTAAAATATAAAAGTACCAGATCTTTATCAATTCATATAAAATCTTCACATAAAATATCGACTGAAGAATATTATATAAAACATGTTAATATAAATAAAAGTGAGTGTATTTCTTGTAAATCAAAAACTAGGTTCGTGTCTTTAGGTGACGGATATTCAAAATACTGCAGTATTAAATGTTCGAAAATACATTATTATAGAGATGTGAATAATAGAATTTTTGTATCGGAAAAAACAAAAATTGCTATGAGAAATCCCATTGTTAAAGAAAAAATGTCTAAGTTTTTTTCGAAAGAAAAGTCAAAGGAAACTTTAGAAAAAATGAGTATATCTAGTAAAAAAAGATTTGAGGATGAAAATTTTAAAAAAAAGATATATACCAAAGAGAGAAATGAGAAAATCTCGATAGCAAAAAAGAAATATTGGGATACACATCCAGAAGAGAAAAAGCGTGTTGGTCAGATATGGAAAATATTGAAAGAAGAAGACGAATCCAAATGGAGAGGAAATTTATTAAGAGCGTCTAGGTTGGGGTTTAAAAAAATATTTTCTCCATCAGGAAACACATCGTTAGAGGAAAAATTGTATAAACAATTGGAGTTAGAAAATATAAAATATATACCACAATATGTTATAGATTATAAAGTGTTCGATGCGTATTTGCCGGATTATAATCTAGTAATTGAGATTGATGGTATATTTTGGCATCCAAAATCGCTGGGTGAATGTAAATATGAATTTCAAAAAACATCATATTTTAATGATTTAGAAAAAGAAAATTTATTAAAACAAAAAAACATAAAATTGATACGAATTCGAGAAAATGAATTTCCAGATTCAATCATTAACACTATAAATAAATAATATGTATATATTTATATAATGTATGGCAGCACCAAC